TTCTTCCTTCGTCGGCTGCGTGTAGACCATGGTCGCGCTGAGCGACTTGTGCCGGAGCTGCTTCTTCACGAAGAGCAGGGCCTTCCTTTGCTCCTCGGGGCTCAGGTGCTTCACGTCGTCCAAGACCCGCCTTGCCTTCGTGTGCCTCAGCGCGTGGGGCGTGTAGCGGGGGATGCCCGCGAGTGCACACCATTTGTCCATGATATCGTTGAACGCCCGCAGGGAAAGACGCCGGCCCTTCCTGCTCACGAAGAGGGGCGCATCGTCTTCCAGAGACTCGCGCCAGGCGCGCTTGAGCCTCATGAACCGGGAAATTATCTCCTGCAACTGCTTACAGATCAGGACCTCGCCGATAGCGCCCTTTTCGGCGACCACCGCGTCGACCACGATCTTTTCCTTTCCGGCGACGTGGCCGACGTTAAGGGCAAGCGCTTCCCCCCTCCGGAGGGCCGTGAGCCGGCACAGTTCCAGGAGCACGAAGTCTCTCTCGGCCTGCCGGTCCTTCCGGTTCTTGAGGAAAGCAAAAAACGTCTTCTCTTCAGCCTGTCTCAAATAATTCGTGCCCGCTTTACTCTTGGTACAGTCCTGCTTCATGAGCGCCCCCCGTCATGAATTTAAAAAACCTCGCCCTGCCACAACATGCCCTGACTGGCCGCGCCTTGCCGTGCCTGGCCTGCCTTGCCGAGCCCGACCATGCCCTGCCATACCTCGCCATACCCAGCCTGCCTCGCAAGCCCAGCCTCGCCTTGCCTGCCCGGCCCTACCGGGCCCAGCCTTGCCGTGACTTGCCCCGCCTAACCAAGCGCTGGTCGAATCCTATTTCATCTCCACGTGAAACATTCCGAAGCCCCCGTTTTTCTGCGGGCGCCATTCGCCGATGCCTATCGCGAAACCAGCCGTGTTGAAAAGGCTGACGATCTGCTCGGCGGACAGGACGTTTCTGTTGTACCTTACTGTCACCTTGGCGCACCAGGTGGGAAACTCGCCACGATACCGAAGGTCAGCCGTGCCGAGCCCTATCCTTACCATATCCTCCCGCATCCTCGGCTCGCCCTCGATCTCTACCCACTCGCCCACGACGTGAAAGGCGCCCCTTGCCAGGACCTTCGTAACGTCGGCCACGTGGCTGCATGCATCGACCGCGGCGGCCTTGAAAGCAATCGCCGGAAAGACATATCCACCATCAGGTCGCCGATAAAGAGACTCTTCGAAGTCCTTCTGCGGGTCTTTGGCCTCCTTCGGGGCCTTGGCTTTTTTCATCTGCTTGTCGAGCATCTCCTTTTTTGCCTTGGGACTCCATGCGTGGCAAATAAGAGGAGAATCGCCCACGATCCTTATCATCATCACCTCGATATTGAGCGCCGGGATAGTAATTGTATCACCGGCCGGGGCCGGGGACTTCTTAGCCATTTTCATACCTTTATCTCCTGTGTTGTCATGTCCGCACCGCCGTGAGAACACCGAGGGCAAAGAGGTCACCGTTATGGGACGGTACGCTGACGCCGGTCTTCTCGAGAAGGGCCGCAGTCATTGCGCTGGTATTGTCCATGGCCTGCTTGAGGCCGGCCCCGTGGTTCTTGCCGCCGCAGATACAGTCGCAATCGGGGTTCTTGGCCTCGTAGCACCGGGCATCGCACCTGCCGGCGAGACTGCCGTCGCCGTTTCTTTGCTCGATAAGGGTCATACCTTTACCCCCTTGCCGCCGAGCCAGGCCCGTATGCGCTTGACAACGAGCGAAAGGGGCCGGTCGGGGACAGCCTGGGCCACGATCACCTCGCGCTCGAAATCGCTGTAGAGGCTGACGGCAGTACCCTCGTCCACGAACCTGAGCAGGATTGCCAGGGCCAGTTGAGAAGAACCGCGCCCCTTGGAACCCCAATAGAAACCGCCCTCAAGAAATGGAATGACGCGGGCGCTGTCCCGGGGGGAAAGCTCGACCCCGTTTACGAAGACCTGCCTGGTCCCCGCGAGCCCGACAATGACGCCCAGCCTGGGCGCATCTTCCTTGATGCAGCCGGAGCCTTGCGCTATCTCGCTGGTGAGTGGTGCTGTCATCCGTGAGTCCATGATCGCCTCCCATTATGTGCCTCCTAAAAAGCAGCATAGAGCAGAGAGCATGGAGCAAAGGAAGCACGCTCGCTGCGCTCGCTCTGGAGCAAAGGGCTGTTCGATGTTCAACCTTGAACCCTGAACCTTGAACATGTTTATGCTCTCTGCTGCTTAAGAAAGACCGGGGGGCAGGCCGAGGCAAGCCGTTCGGGGCAGTCGGCGACTGACGGGCCGGGACCCCTTAGCCCCCCGATCTCGGGCGTTATTGCCCTGGGACACCTTCGCCTGTGTCAATTGTGGCAGCAGCCGGTGCAAATTTTGCCGGGTCCTTGACGTGGACGAAAAAAGTGCGGTCGCCGAGGGGGACGAGCGCGACTCGGGTCTTCCCCATCTCGAACGGTTTCATCCCGTCAAGTTGCATGGCGACGGACAGCCTGGCGTCATCGCAAGCCTGTTCGTAACCCGCCGCATAGCCCTCCGACCACTCGATACCGCTCAGCCAGGACCACGCTATTATCCCGGCCGACAGGATGGTAAAGACCGCAAACGCTATCGCGGCCAGGTGCTTTTCCTCCTTCGGTCCGCCTATGCGAAGCTCATCTTTTTTTCGAGCCATTCTACGCCTCCTTGATGGAGTCTATGAAAGCCAGTATGTCCCGTTTGTCGAACCTGACCGAGCCGTTTATCCTGACGGGCTTTATAGGGAACGGGCTCCTGGCCCGTCTCGATATGCCGCACCGTATCGTGCTTGCGCTTATTCCGAGGGCGAAAGCCGCCTCTTCGACCGTGAGCAGGATCTTCTCGACGGCGCCCATGGGCGAGGGGGGCATCGTCTTCAATGACTCGGCGCTCTTCATGCCGCCTCTCTGGAGGATGCTGCCGCCTTCTCGACTTTGAACAGGAAGAGGAGGGCCTGTCTCGCCGCCCGCCATGCGTGCCTGCCGATCTTGAGGACATGGAGTTTCCGGACCCTGCCGCCGCCTATCGCCTCTGAGGCCTCGGTGGTCAGCTTGCCAAACTCGCTTATCGTCCTGGCCAGCTCCCTGGTAAGGTCCTCGCTCTCGGCGCTCTCTCCTCTCTGCTCTTTGCTGCCTTTGCTCCATGCTCCATGCTCCATGCTGTTTTTCCCGATCACGGGCACGGCCACGCGCCTGTACGTCTCGCAGAGGTAATCAACGGGCGCCAGGGCTTCTTCCTCGGGTACCCCGCTCGCTATGGCTTCATCGATGCACTCCTTCACCCGGTCGAGCGGGTTGAGGCAGCCCGAGAACGTTCCCCCCGTCGGCTCCTGCCACTTTCCGACGAGCGAAGGGGAAAGCCGCAGCCGTCTCGCAAGGCGCCGCGTCCTTCCCGAGATGCATCGCCTCATCGCCTCAAATGAGTTCATGCAGCCCTCCGAAAAAAGAAAATACCGGCCACGGATGCCCGCGGTACCGGTTGATTTAGCTTGGTTTCCCGTCCCATTCCAATCCTTCCCTTTCCTATCCTCTGCCGTTTTTGGCAACCCGATTTTGCAAAAGTCCGTTGAGAAGCATCTTCAGCGAATAGTTCCTGACGGAATGCCATCGTCCCTGGTAGAGATATTCCCATCGTCCGCCGTAAGACGCCTCCGGGAGGCACAGGCACCGGTACTGTTTGCCTTCGTGCTCGACGGCGATCGGGAGCTCCTCGCTCATGGCTGGGATCGCGCCGCGATCGGCCATTACAACGCCCCCATACACTTGTTTTTTCAATTCCCCTTTCATGCCGCTTTCTCCTCGGGCGGGAAGTGGGCCGCGATGTATTCGGTGAGCGGTTTGTAGTTCCCTGTCCGGCGCGCCTTCGCCATTACTTGCGAGAACTCGTATTTGTCGTAGGGCTTCAGGTTCTTGCCGCTCGGTTTGCCCGTGGGGGCATGCATGAGGCGTTCGACTACAGCCTCGGCGATGGCCTGGATATCGTCCTTGTCCAGCTTCACAGGGCTGTGTCCCTTGAAAGGAGGGCAGGTAGTCTCATGAGGCTCACCTTCCGATCGGCCATTACAATGCCCCCATACACTTTGTAATTGCAGCGGATTTCCGCGCGTGGTATAAGTGTCATCAAGATCATGAGGCGCTATCCTTCCCCGAATAATTCTTTCATCTTGACATCGACCATTTCCTGCAGGAGGGACTCGACAGGCACCTTAAATTGCGCGGCCAACACCATACGGGCAATCATCTCTCTTATAGGCTTTGAACTAGTCCTGCTCGCTACGGTGTGGCTCACCGCGCTCGGATCGACACCCACGGCTGCGGAGACTGCTTCCTGCGTGACGTCGTACAGGGCCATCTCCGCTTTTATTTTGCGAACCTGTGCCGGCGTCATTCTCGGTTTCGGTTGTCTGCCTCTTTTACGCTTCACTATCATGAATGAATTTTATACACAGTGGATAAATCATGTCAAGAAAAAAATACACCGGGGATAAAGATTTTTCCGAGAACCCGGAAATGGGTAAAAGAATCAGGAGGTTACGCGGAAGGATGCGCCAGGAGGAATTTGCCCGACTCATCGGGGTGACCCAGGCGTCCCTATCGAGGTACGAGGGGGGCGCGATGCCCATAAAGTCCGCCCTCATAGCCATGGCGGCGCTCTGTGACGCCACTACTGAATGGATAGTGCGGGGGAAGGGCCCGTCTCCGTTGCTGCCAGCCAAGCGAAAGGAAAGGCACGGAACCGGCGAACTGCGAGAAATATTGGGCGAGAGCGGCGTCGTCTATCTCGGCACCGACCAGTCGAAAGAGGTTCAGGAACTGGTCGACACGGTCATAGAGATCATGATGTCCCGGGATTCGGGGACAAAAGAGGCCCTCAAACAGAACATCCGCGCCTTCAAAAAATCCCTGGAGAGGGACGAAAAAATCAGACGATTAGAACAGAACATCGAGGCGCTGAAGAAACGCCTAAACCCAGCCGTCCCTCCCGGCGACGTGAGGGAAACGTAATCTATCTCAGGTTTAGGGGGTGAGGCATGAAGCGTAAATTATTACCCAGGAAAGCCCTCGCCTTAGCGGCGATATTGATTTGCTTGTCATGGCTCACATGTGGCTGTATTGACGATCAACCGAGCGTGCCCATTGGGCAGCAGGGTCGGCTTATGGTCCAGGGAGGGAGCCTTGTCGCGGTAGCCGCAACCGAGGACGCTTTCGACAAATGGCAAAAAGCCAGAGGGGCCAATGACAACTATGGTCAATTCCATCTGATGCAGGCTGGCCTGATATTCACCGTTAATAACGGCACAAGGGTGTTAGTGATCGATTATGGGGCACTGGGTGTGAGAAAAATCAGAATCCTTGAGGGCGGGATGCAGGGTCGGGCCGGTTACGTGCCCCGCGAGTATATCAGCCCCTGACATGGCCATTATCCTTCGCAAAGGCTCCTACTACGTCGACTACTACCCCGATGGCCGGCGCGGGAAAAGAATCCGGCTCCGTCTCCCACCGGGCGTCGACACCGAAGAGCAGGCGAGGGCCTGGGAAAGGACGATCAGGGGGCAAAAGGAGGAAAAGGGCCTTGTCGCTTCGGAGCCCTGTGGATCCACGATCAACGACCTCTGGCCGCAGTACGTCGCCTACGCGCGGGTGAACCGCCTGCCCAGCACCGCAGCCGACATAGAAACGGTCGGGAAGCACTTCGGGCAACACCTGGGGAACATAGAGGTCGTCACGATCAGCACTGCCTACATAGATCTCTACAAGGCCGCAAGAAAGGCAGAGGGCGTCAAGAACCGCACCATTAACAAAGAGCTTTCCTGGTTCTCCGGCTTCCGGCGGTGGTGTAAGAACAGCCTCTATCCCGATCTGAAGCCCCTTGCCATCGAGCGGCTGTCCGCAAGCAGGCCGGTCCCCCTTGTCCTCTCAATTGGCGAGGTCGTCAAGCTTTTGTCGAAGGCTGGACCCCGCCAGAAAGCGTACTTCGGCCTGCTGTACTTCGTGGGCCTTAGGCGCCAGGAGGTCAATCAGGCGGAATGGGATGACTTGGACCGGGAAGCCGGGGTGATCAGGGTGACGGGGAAGGGAAACCGTCAGCGCATCGAGCCGGTGCCCGCGATCGTGCTGGAGTGGCTTCACGCCATCGCCCCCGCCAGGATGGAGGGATTCATTTTTCTCAACAGGCAGACGGGGAAGCCGGTCAAACGCATGAACAAGTCGCTTACGACCCTCGCAAAAAAAGCGGGTATTACCAAGCGCGTCTACCCGCATCTCCTGCGTCATTCAAACGCCACGCATCACCTCGAGGAGGATACGGACATCAGGACCGTTCAGGAACTCCTCGGGCATCTCGACATCGAGCAGACCCAGTGGTACGCGCAGGTCACGATGAAGAAGAAGCGGCAGGCGTCGAAACGCCTCGCGGAGGCCTACGAGCGAGAAGCCGTGGACAACGGTGGACAACGCGAAAAAGACGACCCTTCCAAAAAGCCTTAAAAATGGTGCCCCCGAGGTGACTCGAACACCTGGCACCAGGATTAGGAACAAGGGGGCCGTAAGCGGTAAATAGTATATGATGCTGCGTAGTTAGCCTTTATGCGGCGTAGACAATAATGATAGATGCCTATGAATATCAATGGACAACGGCGATAAATGCCCGCAATGAGGCCGGAGCGGGCATTTATCCGACTGGAGAGGATAGTGCCCCGCGAATACTGTTGAGTCTTGGTTTCAGGGTTTGAATGTAATGTCGCTCTACTTTGTCCAGCATGGCTTTGGGTACAGCAACGAAATAAACGCTGTCAAAAATTTTCTGTTTCTTATGCGTAGCGATACGTTGTGGAAGTTCTACGCTCTGGCCTATGTAAACGACAGTACCCTTGAGGCACAAAAAGTAGACACACGATAGTAGTTCCATGGCCACGAAGCGTTCTAAATTGGGCACATTGGCTATTGCCGCCGGAGCTTCCGGGAAGGTCTTGCGACGGGAGGGGAGGAAGGGGAGGACCTTGAAGACCCCATTTTCCCGTTTCTGGAGCCGGCGCTCGGCCTCGACGTCGCGGGCCTCCGGCAGGGAACGAGCCGCCAGCTCACATCGCTGACGCATCTCTATCGCGCCGTCCGGGCGTTCGACCGGTATCCGGTAATGGATCCAATACCTGATGCGCCCTGCCCTCTTCGCCCTGTCCAGGTCCCTGCCGCAGGTGCACCGCTTATTCCTGAGGCTGTTCTTTTGCCGGCAGCCGGGACACTCCACGTGGACGGACATGCTCTTGCTCCCCGTTCGGAAGAATGTTCAAGGTTCAATGTTCAAAGTTCAAGGTTCATTTTACTATAGGGATGTTCAAAGTTCAAGATTCAGGGTTCAGGGATGAGGGATGTTCAAGGTTCAGGGTTCAGAGATGTTCAAGGTTCAGGGTTCAAAGTTCAAGGTTAAAACCCCGCCTTTTTAAAACTTCGAACTTCGAACCTTGAACCTTGAACATCTCTATCCTCCGGAGCGCCGCAGGCGCGGGCTCCATGCTCTCTGCTGTTCTCTGCTCCCTGCTCCCTGCTCTCTGCCCCTCCGGCATTGCCGCAGAATATTGTTGCATTTCATCGCGCATTGGAGTACATAACGAAGAAAGACAGTGTTGAGTTTTAAGTTTCGGGGCACCCGCTACGCGGGTCGTTGAGTTAAAGGGGGTGAAGGCGATGCTTAGTGACCTGGTCCTGACCTTTTTGATAGCCCTGCTTATTTTCCTCGTCCTGCGATCGGTGATGCTCTGGTACTGGAAGGTCAATGTCCTGATCGAAACTCAAAGGGCGATGCTCGAGGAGCTCCGGAGGATCGGCGGCCGGATCGCCCCAATGGCCGAGCAGACCGAGCCGGAGCCCGCAAAAGAGGAGCCCCGATGGAAGGGCGGCGCAGGCTTCATCCAGTTGCCGCGCTAAAAAGTTTTATCTCCTTGACTTTTTGTTACTCGGGCGTTCCATTCTGTAAGAGCGGCATTAGGGTAGTTCCCGAAAGCGGCATCCACACCGCCTGGCCGCGCGTCCTTATTTCCTTCTCATCGTATCGCCTCAATCTTGACATCGCCCCATGCGATGGTAGAATGGATTGGTGCAGACAATTGAACAGTGGTGGGAGATCTGCCACAACACGCCGGGCTCTTTCTTTGTTTCCAACTACGGCGGCCCTTCTCTCTGGGAGGCCATGAATATTGTAGATCGGGTGCACCGGTGGAAACGCATTTTGGAGATCGGCGTTGGAGGCGGCGAGGACGTTCGGCAGTTGAGAAAGATAGGATGCAGAGTCTACGCCCTGGACATCACACGCGCAGCCTTGGAAAGGGTAAAAGGATCGATCAAACGGGGGTGGCTCGACCCTGCCGACCTTCCTGCGGGCCGCTTTGACCTTGCAATTTCCCACCTTGTCACACAGCACATGAGCAATGCCGACCTTGAAAGGCAGATTCGCCATGTGCTTCGCTCCCTCAAGAAGGGCGGCCTTTTCGCGCTTCAATTTGCCGACCACCCCAATGGCGTCACCGACGATGCCTACAATGAAAGCCTTGAGCACCAGCAGGGCGGTGGCGTATGCCGCAATCTCGGAATGATAGAGGCGACGGTCCGGAAAGCGGAAGGCCGGATCGCCTGGGTTTCCGCCCCCATCGATTTCCCCGATTATGGGTCCCGCTGGTTCTACGTTCATATCCGAAAATCCCCTTTCAGTTGTAGAACTCATCCACTATGATGATGCCCGATCCGCCTGCGCCGCCCGCATTTCCTGCTGTGCCCGCTGAACCCGCAGACCCGGCTGCTCCGACCGCATAAGAATAGCTGGCGGCTGGTGCTGTAATTAGGGCGTCAATGAAGCCACCTGCACCCCCACCACCGCCGGAAATCACAGCGCTGTCATTCCCCGTTCCCCCTCCTCCTCCTCCAGCACCTGTATTGGACACTCCAGCAATCCCATTCGCCGTAAAGCCCCCGCCCCCTCCCGAACCCCCGAAAGGAGTGGATGCACCGTTTCCGCCAGAAACAGAGGTGGAATTAATAGTTATTACCGCAGGGCAACCATACCCGCCAGTCAATGCTATTCCTGTTGGCCCACTTCCCAGGGAAGCCGAGCCGCCCGCTCCCCCATGGCCGGGTCCGCCCGAATTCGCCCCGCTCCCCCCATTAGCGGCTAAAAGGGTTGTGCCAAAGGTAGTATTTCCACCTGTTCCTCCGTTTCCGGCTCCCGCCGATCCGCTTCCTGCGCCGCCGCCCCCACCGCCTATCATCCTGACGACGATGTATTTGACCCCGGCAGGCGCCGTGTATGTGCCGTTGCCGCTCCCGAAGACCTGGCGGGTCCGCGCGAAAGGCGGAGGGACGGCGAGGAAGGTCCGGACGTCCGTCAGGTTGGTATTAACGATGCTTGTCTGCCCCACGGCAAGGGCGATTTGCGCCAGGGGGATCGAACCCACCGGGCATGCAGGGGCCACGGGGCTTGATGCCTCCGTGCCTGTGACGACTGAGAGGACTCCTGTAATCGCATTGACCACGGCGAGATCGATCCTCGGATGCGACGATGGTGCCGTGATCGTCCCCGATGTCTGCACCGCCTGGCTGACGACTGCCCCCGTTGCAGTATTGATGAGGCTCCCCGCATCGACTTGAATATTCATCGCTGCCGGGCTGTTCTGATGCGGCGCGAAGGCCCGGCCGATCTGGGCCAGAACCTGCGTGTTGCCGTCGAGGGCCGCCATATACTCCGCTCCCGGAGACATTTTGGTGCAGTCGTTTTGGATGTATTGCGCTACGCTCATGTTAACCTCCTTGTTCAAGGTTCAAGGTTCAAGGTTGGGGAAAGAGAGGATTTCAACCTTGAACATTGAACATAGAACCTTGAACGCCCCAAAGGGGCAACCTCGAACCTTGAACCTTGAACATTTCATATCATTTCACCCTGACCCAGGCTCGTCCATCGACCAGGACGTGGACCCCCTCTTTGTTCCTGACTGACGAATATTGCAGGGGCTCCGGTCTTTGATACGTTGCGACGATCCTTTCGGGATATGCCGCCTTCTCCGCGTCGGTCATCACGGTCAGATTGCCGGACGCATCATTGGTTAATACCGTTCCGATGGGATATTGCCGGTCACAGTAAGCCAACACCCATCCCGCGACCGCGAGAGGGACACCCCCTTCTTTCCGGTCCAGCCCCACGACCTGTCCGTGGATGTCCGAAGCTATCCCCATGACGGCTATTTGCGCCCTGCTTGTGCAGATTTGCGCGCCCTGGTCGGTATCGCAGTAGACTTTGCCATAAACTATGTTCGGCACCTGGTTTGCGGATTTTGCCAGGGGTTGGTAGTCCGCATAGTCTCCGTCGCCGCCGCCTAGAGCTTGATAAGTTGCCGCTGTCCACTGCTGTACCCAGTATGTTGTTGCAATCTTAGTTGAGAAATCGACGCCGTTATAACATGGGGCACCGGACTGACCAAAGCATGGGGTTGTTGCCGTGGTCCCGTTTGGGAGGGCGGAGGCGGCGTTAAGCGAGCCTGCCGAGCCTGTGGAGGTTGCATATGAAGCAGAGCTGGCTGATCCCGCCGAGGTTGCATAGGCAACGCTGCTGGGCGTCGAATATGACAGGCCGCCCGATCCGTTGTTGTAAAGCCAGCCCGCGCCGTTAGCGAGGTTGCCGAGTGTAGAGAGGATGCTGTACGCTGCCTGGAAGTTGAGGCCGGTGAGGTTGGCCCCGCTTACGGCCGGGAGCCTGTTATAGGCATCCAGCTGCACGAGGTTATTCGCCGCAATGCCCACCGTGAGCGACGCACTCCAAGGACCGCCTGTGCCGGGGCTGACGGCCACCCCCGCAGCGGGGTAGGTAATCCCAGCCGGAAGCTGCCATATCCACCGCATGTTTCCGGGTGATGTGGCTGGTTCTACGACGTAAGGGGGATCGGGCGTAGCACCGGAGGCCGCAACCATCAGGTATACGTATAACTGACCGTTAAGAATGTTACAGACATCCCCGTCCGCCAGAAGGTGACCATCACCACCGGGGGTCGTGGTGCTTATGTTGTCCATGGAATTGGAGGTGTTGCCCGTGGCGGCCGCCCGGTAGTATATCTCGCGCGCATCGGCGGTTCCCGGAAGAGCAGCAGAGAGCAAAAGCAGCAACAAAAGCATAGAGCATAGAGCATGGAGCATAGAGCTCTCTTTCCCCAACCTTGAACTTTGAACTTTGAACTTTGAACCTTGAACTTTGAACATCTTCATGGTTAAACTCCTTCGATCGTAATGTTAGCGTTTCCGGCCACGGAAGCGCCGGTTGCCGGGTTGTAGAGTGTGACGGTACAGCCGCTTTCCGTTTCATTCGATATCACGGCGAGGACCGACCCCGACCCTGTGGGGGTCGCCTGGACATTGGGCATCAGCACGAATGGCGTGCCATAGGTTATGGCGGTTCCCCCGATGGCTATCGCTTGATTGATGAAGGGGATCGTCCTTAACTCCGCATCCAGGGTCGGCGTAAAATCCTTGATGTAGGCCACGCCCTTCGAGGTGTCCAAAACGATCTGCATGAGTGCCGCCTGACAGGTCACGTCCCCCACGCCCCAAGGGATGAAGCCCTTGTATGAACCCCCCGAGAGCTTTGTTTCGATCTGGAGCTGGGGGTTGGCGCTTCCAGTGGCCCCCGGAACAAGGGCGGACGATATCTCTCCGTGGGCGCGGCAGAGGACATCGAACGGCAGGTCTAACTCCAGGGTCGTATAGACACACAATGGGACTGGGTTGGCCGCAAGGTTGAAAGCATCCCATCCGGCATTTACCGCAAGCCCCTGAGATTTGGGGATCAGGACGCCTGTCGGGTGCAGGACGAAGCCGTAGGTTAAAGGAACTAAACCCTCAAGCTGGCTCCCCGCCTCAAGCTGTGTGCCGGGCTCGAACTGCGCCCCTATCCCGAGATCCGCGTACAGGCCGGGCCATCCCTTCGCCGCTTCGCTCGTGCCACCGGCCATGAGGACATTGGGATTGGTTATGATAAGGTCGCAGGCTGCGGGAATCGCGCTATAATTCCCCCAGATATCCCGGGCGCAGATCATAAACGTCCACGCACCCGGCCCGACCTTGGCGCTCACCAGGTGCGAACCCGCCTCGGCCGTTGTGACAGTCGTCCCATCCGCCCAGGTAGCGTCGCCCCGAGGATTGTACCGAATCTCGTAGGACGCGACGTTAAAACCGACCAAAACGTCCCATGAGGCGACGACCATGCTCCCGTTCTGGCTCACGCCGAAGTTCGTGACGTTCGGGGGGGGCAATGGCGGCGCCATATAGATCGACACCTGGGGCGCTGCAGAGAAGGGTTGGGTCTGGTTCACAGTCGCGGATACGACCGCTATGTTATAGGTCGCGCCAACGACCATGCTCATGAGGCTGAAGGAACCGGTGCGCGTCGACCCGGCGTCCTGCCAGGTGGGCTGCTTGTTGCTGCGCCACCAGATCTCCGCGTGATCCCAGGTGCGCGAAGATGGTATGTCGAAGGTAATGCCTATCGTTGGAGTAGCCCCCTGGGGGCTCCCTGAGAAACGCTCCACCGCAGCGAGGTTCGTGACCGATGGGACGCCCACCGGCAGGGCCGAATAGTTGATGGGCGTGATCGTCTTCAGGGTATATACGTCCGGCACGTATTCGACGAGGCTGACCGTGCGGCGGTTCTCCTGGCCGGGCTTTATCGCCGTGATGATGAAGGGCTTGGCGCTCATGCCTGCGGGACCGAAGGTGTACACGTCGCCGTTGCCCTCGGGGTCCGTCTCCATGCCGTGGGGGACCGTGACGAAGGCGCCGGCAATGGTAAGGACGGTCTGGCTGCCGGGGTTATTGACAACGGCCATGGTGACGAGCGTGCCGTCCCAGACCTGGACCTGAATTTCATAAGAGACGCCGGGAAGCATATTCACCGTGCGGTCGAGGGTGACGTGGGTCGCGTCCGCCGCAAGGAGCCTGCCGCCGTATCCCCATTGGGAGATGTCCGTCTGGATATTGATCACGTCCCCGGGCGTATTGACGAGGGCCTCCACGTCGAGGCCCATCTCCCCCGACTGGATGAGGTAATTGTTGCACCGCAGGCGGTAATTGCCGTAGGCCGCGGCCTGGGCGGGGTCCGTAGTGCCTTTCAGGGTGAGGGTGACCTTGTTGTCCGTGTTGAGGGCGAGGGTCTCGTCCCTGACCGTAAAGGTATCCATTTGGTAGTTCTTGTTCCTGTTGAGGAAGCGCCAGTCGATCTGGCCCGCGCGTTGGTCTATGGCGAGGAAACTCCCCTTGAAGCTCGATTTTGTCGTGCTGCCGACGGTGTAGGTCTTGCAGGGGGTTTTGGGCTGGTCGATGACGACCTTGATATCGAGGCCGTCATAATAAAGCGTGCCCTGGGCCTCCTGGCAAACCGCAAGGGCCCATTCCCACGAGGACTGGCGCGTGTCTATGACGCCGTCGTACTCGTAGCGCGGGCGCAGCCCCCCGGCGCCGTTATCGACCTGGTCGTCGCACCATTGGGCGAAGGCGTACCAGGAATCTATAGGAAGGCTCGAGCGGTCTCTGAGGCGGTACCTGTTGACCGTCAGATCGTCGTTGAATATAGGCTGGGTCAGGATGAAGAAGGCGACCCAGGCGTTATTGGCGGAATACTGCGTGACGAAGGCCGAGCCGTTCCAGACCTGGACGAGCTTGCCCTTAACGAGGGCGGTGACCGAGAAGCCGGAGGAAAGGGCCGATGTGAGGCCCCTCAGGCCCAGGAGCGCCCGGCCGGGGCGGGTGAAGCCGTCCGCGTAATTGAGCTGGACATCGGTCCAGACAAAGGCCGTCATCTGGCCATAGCCGGAATCATCGGGGCTTGTCCGGCTGACCCTCACCTGGTAGTAATTGGGGGCGGGGACGTTGAAACCAACAGTGATGGAGAAGCCCTGGGTGGTGGCCCAGACCGCCCGGGCGTAGGGGACCACGCCGTTCACCACGGTGTCGCCCCAACACCAATGCCACCAGTTTCCATCCACCCAGGGGTTAGCGGAGGGTTCCCCTTCATAGTGGTCGGCACCGTTCGACGAGCCGGCAGCAGCCTCTACCCAACCCTGAGGATTATCAGCACCACATGAAAAGTCCGTCCACTGGCCAAGGCTCCATCGATAATTGGCAACGATCGTGGAGACGGGCGTGGCCGTGGCGGATACCCAGTCGGACGAGCCGACAGGGGCGTAGTCCACCTCGTAGTCCGCCTCGCCGGCTATGACCGAGCCGTCGCTATTGTCGATGGCATAGCAGCCCTGGGGCCAGGTGAGGGTAACGACGATCCCCACGAACTGGTTGTCTTCGGTGGTAAAAATGACGGGACCGGCCGCGTG